TTCCTCTACAGATGTGTAAAGCTCTGCCAGCACTTCAATGTCTCGCTTATCGTAGGAGAGGTGTCCTACAGGATTCCCTTTGCGGTCACATAGGTCTGGGTACATCGGTATGAGCCAGATATTCGTGCGATCCACCATGCGGTACAGCTTTGGGATCACGTTTTCAGTAAATAAGCTCTGCTTTGCCTCTTTGAGATTAGCGTAGGTTTGTCCTTGTTGATCTCCAACGAGAATTGGGGGGACATCAAGAATAGCCGAGATTTCACGCCAATTGAAGCTGCGAGATGCCAGCCAGTCCAATTCTTTTGGAGGGATCGCCATATTCTGATAGCTCATGTCTGCTTCCAGGACAAGCGGCTTGCCAGCGTTAGCCTTGCCAGAATATTTGCTTCGAAGCTCCTTTTTGATTTGATTGCGCTGCTCTGTAGTGAGGTATCCTTTGCTTGCAAATAATCCCGACGGGCGGGCATCATTCTGCATCAAAGCAACGTTCCAGTCATTGCCAGCGTTCATCTGGTCAACGGTACGCATTGCTACTTCGATTGGCGAAAGACCGTAATGAGGTTTGTCGTCATAGCTCGTAAACTTTAGATGCATCAATTCATCAGGCTCGAAGCTCTGTACCCCAGGTGTACCCCAGCCATAGACATAGCCCTGGACATCGAGTCTCCCCGCAACGACCTTGATCATATTTGGATGGAGTGGCCATAGCTCAACGGGCGGATCTTTTGGATTGAGACGATTAGCCCAGAGGTAGCAGTTCCCGTCCATATGCCAGAAGCCAAAGAGCTGTTCAATCATCTCAGCCGTGCCCATTCGAGGGTTAGGATGCTTCCATAAATCGAGCAGGGGGTGTGACTCGATTTCACGCTGCATTGTGTTGTCTGTGTAGAGCTTCCATTTGATGGAGGCCGCGGCTCCTGCAATCTTATTGATGCAAGCATAGACCGCCCCGCACTTCTTGTATCCTTCCTTGACGAAGCTGGCATAGTTGCGATCAGTCCAAATCGGCTGGCCGGGAGAATAGAATTGCATCGCGACTTGGTATGTTGGATCATTCTTCGTCTCGATATCAGAGCGGCGCTTGAACCAGGAGGAAGGAGAGTACCAACTCATAATGTCCTCACCTCCAAGTCGAACATTTCCCCCTCGTCTCCATCGGGATCAATCGGCCCCATGATGTCATCCCAGGTGAGTTTGTCGAGATCCTCCTGCTTATAGCATCCCACATCGCCTCGTTTGTATGTTTTTAAGCGCTTGCATCTTGCCAAGTCCTTAAATCGCTCTAGATTGATAGAAATGTATTCTGCTGCCTTTTCTTCAGTGAGCAATATTACTTTCATTCCCATTCCTCCAATTCTTCTTCATCCACTTCTATAATGCCTTTATCTTCGAAAATTGACGGAATGGGCTTGCCACTACTTGGTGCTCGTTCAGGAGATATCGACACAGACTCATTACTGTCCACTGACCACATTGCAGGACCATGCGGCGATGAAAGGATATCAGCGATCATGCTGTGACAGTCTACTTGGTCTTTTTTCTTGCTCTTTGGAAAAGTGAAGATTTCAGGCTCAAGATCTGGAAGATAAGACGCGCCTTGTAGCCAGTACATATCGCCAGCTTCCATCTTTACTGCGGCCACGCTGGCTCGTACCTCTTTATCACGAAATGGAGTCCAGGGAACAACAGGGATAGACACAACCTTCACGACCCTGTACACATTTGGTTCAATTTCTTCTTTGATTTCATAGTTGCGAAGCTGCTGAATATAGGCAAGCTGATAAGCGACTTTTTCCACATGGAACTTGACCAATGCATAGCGTTCGTATGTTTCTATAGCTCTTTTTTGTTGATCAGGATTATTGAAGTGACCACGCACCTGATGAAGCAGGAGACATTCATTTTCTGGTGTGATGGCCCATACTTGGATTACAAAGAAATCGGCTTTGTCTCGCTCTGATGTTGCTAGGTCACACACAGCTTCATTTCGACAAGAACGAATGGATACGGGCTTGCGGCGTCCGTACTTGGTATGTAGGATATAGTGCTCTCCGTCAATCTCGAAATAACGTTTCCAAGCGTCTTGAAACGTTCCTCCTGATGCAGGAACAGGAGATTGACCGTATTGAGCCGCATAATTCATGCTACCGAGACCCTGCTTCAGATTATCGAGTACATGCTTGGGGAACTTTTTAGGCCAAAGGAGTTGACCATCCTCAGTGCGCGGATCTACCCACCCTATCGACGTTCTACATCGTCGAGCAGATTCAAACTCTTCCGGCAAACAAAGATGCTCCCATCCGCCTTGCTTTAGCAGATGATTTATCAGATCCTCTTCACCTAAGCGTTGCCCCACCACAACCTGCATACCTCTTTCCTGATCGTTAATCCTGCTTGTCCTAGTCTTACCATGCCACTCTACCGTAGCTTCTTGATCGGCCTTTCCAGCCATTGCGTTGTTCGCATCGTCGATCAGCAGTGCGGTTGCACGTTTGCCAGTTCCAGAGCCACGAACGGCAAGAGCCATCATATAACCGGCTTTGTCATTCTGGAAAAAGCTTTTGACATTCTGATCACCAGCAAACTGAAAGATAGAGCCATAATTGGCTTGAAACCAGTCCGATTCGATAAGGCGGCGACGATACACATTATCTCTGAGTGCGAGATCAAGGCTGTGAGAAGCGCAAAGCCAACGGCCATACGGATCGTTGACCCAACACCATACAGGAAACATCTGAGAAACAATCGTAGATTTGGCATGTCCAGGAGACAGGCCAATAATGAGGCGCGTGATCTGTCGATTGTAGAGTGCTTGGAGGTGTTCAGCGATCGCATCAATGTGCCAGTTCCAGAGCAGCGGCGTACCAGGTTCCAGTGTTTTCCAGGCTTCACGAATAAAGATCCTGAAGTCATCTTTGCCCCTATTTGCTAGCTCCTGTCTTGGTGGAACTGGCTTTTCTATTGCTACAGATTTAGCCAAATTTACGCTCGTTTCTTTGCTCGTTCCTGATACTCTGCGTATTGCCTTAGCTCGTCTTCATTAAATCCTGACAGATCTTCTTCCTCTTCTTCACGTTCTTCATTATCTGGTAGAGCATTGACGATAATCTTGTTGTATTGAGATAATGCGTTGGCGGCTTTCACATGGTCCGAGAGATCCATTCCTAGCCTATTCGCCTTGAGATAAGTAACTAGCGCGTCTAGCCCTAAGTTTGCTCCCTCCAGAGCATTTGGTGGCGACGGAAGGAAAGACCTGAGAATACAGATCTCTCCACTACCGACCGGATGTGTCCCATTTTTTGGTGTCCCACTGTCCCACTGTCCCGTTTTTGCATGACGCTCAATGGTAGATTTCGGGACACCATACTTTTTGGCAAGGGAACGAAAGGATATCCCGTTTCCGTAGTCAGTCTGTATAGACTGCCAATCAATCTTATCTACAACAGCCTTCCCCCTTCAGGAAACTCCCAGGGAAACTTATCTCCCTTTTTGATATTACAAGTGGGACAGGCAAGGACAAGATAGCTTATATCATTAGCAGGAATATCGGTACCCACAACACGGCTCAAGGGAAAAGTATGTTCAACATGATAGACATATCCACCTTTAGATTTCTGGAATTTAAGGGAGCAATAATAGCAACAATGACGTTGTCGTTTTAGTTGCTTTTGAATTTGCTCAAGAGTATGCACTCCCAGAATGCCTTTTTGTCGTATCTCGTAGGCACGTGTGCGAACTCGAAGCTTAGCCCGTGCCGCTGGAAGTGCATAGTAGCGCCTGTCATTGATGCGCTTACGTTGACGTACCTCCGCTTGCTTCTGATAAATTTCCCCTTTATGATTCCTGCATTCTTTGCATTCGGCTCGCAATCCCCCGCCTCGGCGATGAAAGAATTCTGCAGTGGCAAAAAGGAGACGCCCGCACGGTCCGGTACAACGTTTTTGGGAGGAGGCATTGCCATCTTGGCCATGAGGTGGTAAGGTATCCATGATGAATCTCCTAAACAGATTTATCCATGCCTGGGGGTACTTGCAATACCGCTCAGGCAACAACATTTTTAACTCCTCAATTATACCACTTCTCAGCTCAAAAGTACAGCTAAACCCGCTCTGCAAGCCACTTGAGTAATCCATAGG